ACATCTGTTATTCCTGAATATGATGCACCCATAATGACTCCTTACACAGTATATCTCTGACCACGGTTCCATGAACCATTACCCCAATAGAATAATGGAGTCGTTATCGTGTTCGGAACTAACTCACTTAATGAAATACTATACACTTCATAGTCACTCTCCTGACCTCTACGGGTACCAGCAGATTGAATATCTTGTATTTTAACTACATAGTTCTGACCGTCACGGTCGTAATATGTCATTTGCTTCGCAGGAGAATCGAACAAGAAGTTACGCTGACGAATATATCCATCACGTTGCTTGCCCCCACCACGTAACTCTAAGCCATCAGATACTTCTACCTGTAGACTCCAGGTACGCACACGTTCAGGAAGCACAGCAGCTTCCATAGCTACCGAGCGTGGATGAGATGCATTCTCTGATGTTCCTGATACGTTCCAACCTTCGAGCACATAACGTATAGAACGCCATCTTTCTAGCGACGCGCCTGACATGATACTAGCGTCATTACTTCTTGAGGTAAGAGAATTATCTAAAGCCCAGTAAAAGTCTGTATATGGACTACCGTCAGTAAGATCAATCCACTGCTGTCCACCACCTTGAGCACCAAGGACCCTGTCATGTACACCATAATCAAACTGCCAGTATAAATTCCACCATGAACCAGAACTAGCATTATCTACAATTGCTTGTATCGATGCAATGTACTTGTCTATATTGACTGCATTTAGGTCAACCCATGGTCCCCAAACATAACTCGCAAATCCAAGTTCACTATCACTTACATTCGTATCAGTACTAAAGTCTTCTCCTGAACGCGGTAATGTTATGTAACCATCCCAGATATTAAAGTCGCGTGGCCCAATTGTCACATTGTTATAAATTCTGTCTATGGCAGTAAGAAGATGCAATTCTGGATTTGCGCCGCCCGTAGAGCCGGGAGGAACTGCACTAATATTACGCACATTCCCATACTCATTTACACCAATAGGATGGAATCCACCAACATTCGGATCTCCCTTAAGTATATGAGCATAATGATTACTTCTGTAAGTAGAATTGCCACTTATATATTCTTCGCCATATGACCAGTCAGTCTGAAACGCTATATACAACCACTCACCATCAGTAGTAATAGCATTTATCTGACCGCTATAGAAATCATTTGCTTGTATAGGGAATATTCGCACTAAGGTATTTGTCGATGGATTGAACTGAATTAAGTAACCATCATATGTACAATAAATATTCCCATCACGAAATAGTACAGGAGTGCTGCCATTAGTCTCGTTTGTTGTATCTTTAGCACCAATCCAGACATCTTCTGTACCAGTACCAGCAGCGTTTAATTTGTAGATACCATTCGTCTTGAACACGTAGACAACATCATTGTGTTCCAACATACCAGTTACAGTTTCGGTTGTTTCACCAACCTGAATCGCAGCAGACCACGCAGCAATACCAGTAGCATTGCTACGCAACTCACCCGTCTTATCTATTCCATACATAATCGGATTACCTGATGTTTGCCCTTTAACCGCAAAATACAAATGATCACGTTCTATTCCTGCACCAGCAGCGTTTGTCCAACTACCTCCGCCATTATTTGTATACACATAGGTATACCCTAATCGTGTACCGCTACCATACCTACCCCAATAATCAACTAATGTAACGAACACATATCCATTGAACTCAATAATATCCAATGCCAATTCATACTTTATGCCAGCAGAACTATATGTTTCATACGAGAGTGTCCACGCAGTACCATTCCATAGATATACGTCACCAGCCAGCAGGAACGTACCTTGACTTGTATGTTTTACACGACCAAACCCCGTTGGCATCCAATCCTGATCGCCAAATCCGTCAACAGGGTATATATCTCGTTCATAATATAGCTGAGTACCAACACGAGTTAATTTTCCTGGAGTTGAACCATCTACTCGTATTCCATAGTTATACACAATAGGCTGATTAGTACTAGCAATAGGATAGCCAGCACCTCCTGACCAGTCTTCAAAGGTAATAGGCACCTTTATTTCTGGTGGTACAGACGAGAATGTAAACGCTGTGTTGTCTACCCTTGGTGCAATTGCAGGAGCTAGTCCAGTCGCATAACCGACAACATCATTCTCTCCATCAGCAAGATTAAAGCCGATCTTGTCACCATCGACTTCAAAAAAGACATCGTATGTGCCACGATTTGAAGACTTAGCCATATGCACTCTTAACTGATGGAGCGAATGGCATCACAAGTCTATCTTTGACCTGTGATTTTCGCCTATCAGCAAGAGCGATTCTGTTTTGTAGCTGCTCCATGGACTCTGCACTCATACCTTCACGTTCAAAGAGTATCTGAGCAGCAGAAGCATACAGAATTTGTGCGCTTGCACCATCTACTTCCATTGTTCTTGTATTTTGTGCAGTACCAGTACCAAGACTACTAATATAATCACGACCTTCAAGGCGTAATTGATTACCAGATCCAGCAATAAAGTTTAGATATACTTTCTGAACGACATCATCGCGTCGAACTTCTCGCCCCATGAGGTGGTTGTAGCGATCCGTAATACGGCTAGAGTCGCCAAAATAAAACCAAGCCCTCTCAGCAAATATGACAGTTCCCTGACTATCAGTCTCCGCCGTAATCTTGACTTGTAATGTTGTGCTGTTCTTTCCTTCAATGTCACCTTCTGCAATTAATAACTCCCAACCATTGCCAGTATGCATTTGAGAGATGATTGCATCCGATGAATTGCTCACAATCGACGCATACACGCTCTGAGCGTTCGGAAAGCCTCGATAGTATACCCAAACACCAAATGTCATTTTGCGCCCCGCTGCGCTCGATGCAGTGACATTGGACATATTGGCGACATCCTGCACATATGTAGCTACAGCACTCCCGGTAGTATACAAACGGGTGCAATTATCTCCGTATTTAGGCACAGTTACATCTGATGTAGCGTCAGCCTCTAGAGTTGCTGTGAAATTGGTAGCTGTCCAGTTAGTTAAAGCATCGACATTAGGAGTAGAAAGCAGATTCCATGTAGTATTCGTGTCCATAGGACTTTCTTCATAGACCCTGACAGGGCCTTGCCTAATAGAACTAGGTATGTCAAAACTTGTACTATATCCATCACCAGTAAGTGTATCGTCATATACGATTTTGAACAGGTCATCAATGACTCGATACCGTGCTTCATCAATACACTGGTATTTAATAGCAGGATCGTACCTATGTAGCTCATATTTCTGGTAGATCTGGGGTGCCACAGTATAAGCAGGTGCAAATGTCATAGTTCCACTACTAGAAATAAAGCTGTCTAAACGTCTAACCTCGTAGATGTTTTGGTCCTGAATAGGACGTACATAGAAATCGACCAGAGAATCATCACCAAAGCGACTGAGCTTATCATCAACCATAGTAGTGGTAGTACCAGCAGTACTGGTTTCTCCGACCCAATAATCACCAATGAATTTAGAAAACCCATGCAAGATATCCAAACCGATCATACTCATTATGAAGACACCTCTACATGCGCTGCAACATCAATAGTTACATCTGGATTAACCGTCATAGTGCCTGTAGCTGCAGTCGAAATAATAGATTCAGACCCATAGACATCTCGTCTAATCTGCACATCCCAGACATAATCGTATTCTCTAGCCCCCAGGATTGATGTTTCTGCATGGGTAAATACCACCTGTGCTTCGCCATTTGGTCCGTCTGTAACGTAAATGCCGTCACCTATCTTGCGTTGTACGATTGCTCCTGAGTCTGGTTCACTATAACGAGCCTTTACTGTGAACCAAATAGATGCCAGATTACCAGCAGTAGTTAACGGGTATACGTTCTCTCGCAAGTCCCTAAACCGCAGGTATAAGATGAGGTTATCCCCACGACGCATTTCAATGTGACGGACAGGTGCATAGACATTGTCGCCTGAACTCTCTGGTATCTGCGAGACATAGCACTTAGCCATGAGCCTCGCGCCAACTACCTGTAGCTCGGCTGGACCGCCCGAAACATCAATTAATCCTGTACCCGCTGCTGCTAATGTAACCATTGGATCTCCTGTCGCTGACACGTCTATAGTAGCAGTTCCCGCTGCTTGATATAAAGAATAAATGTTTGCTGTCGCTGAACCAGTAACAGATATAGACGCTGTACCTGCTGCTGGCATTATCTCGTAGATGTGAGCATCGCCTGTTGTGTTAACAGCAATGTTAGCTGTACCTGCAGCTTGTACAAACTGCCCGCTAGACAATAACAGGATAGAAGATAGCGACATGACTACTCCTAGACTGTATTAATCGACCAAGGGTACGCCCTGTCAGAGCCTCCAGTACGCTCTATCGTAGCTGTGAACGAGAACGGTGAAGTGACTGGCTCTGATTGGATGATTGGCTCTGCCTGTACACCACTGAATGTCTGGACTATGAAATCATTTTCAGTACCTGACGTGAGTGTCTTTGTCTTTACCTTCAGGCGTAGCGTGTCTCCTGCTTGCATAGCAGATAAGTCAATCTGAACAACATGTACACCAACATATGTGGATGTCCCCAGGGTTTGCTCGGTACCATCAGTGGTTTTTGTACCAGAGACTTGTACTTGTAATACCATGTCAGGCTCCTATCTACCTTGTGCTGTTTTTTCAGCGTCTTCTAGATCGTCAAAATATTTTTTTAGTGTGGCATTTACAACGGCCCAATCACTGCCGTCAAAGGAGTAACAAGCACCGTCTCGATAGCCAGAAGGGAGAGTTACTCCAGTCACAAGCTCGTAATCTGCATCTGTAAATGCGAACGATTCTTCTGTCGCGCCGCCGCTAGTTCCAGATACTTTTGTCGCGTTCAACGTGACGGTTACCGAATCTTCCCAACTCATCCAAATAGAATTGTCTGCCTTTTTACGAAGTACAATCATTACAAGCCGCTCCCTGTCTGCGTGATAACCACATCTGACGCTGAAGTCGCAAACCCGATATAAGTATTTGAACCAGCAGTGCTAGTAATTGCACCAGACGAATCTGCATACGCTTTTGATGCAATTGTTAACCCTGATTGTTGAGTGTCTTTAGAACTCAGCCATTTCACATCGACTGATTGCCCGTTAGTTACAGTGGACTGCGCAATACCAATAAATGTGGTGCTGTTATCGCTTCCTGTTGTCGGTCGATACGAACCTGATTGAAGATAATACGGAGACACAAACTGCATACCACTCCACATATACTTCTCATCATCAGGGCTATACGACAACGCAAAGTCTCCGTTACTCGCAGTTGAATAGTTCACTAACCCAGAACTACCAGCAGGCAACATAGCTGTGGTTGTCCCCGATGCAGCATCGTAATAACCTGACGAACTGTCATACGCAAACGAAAAAATACGAGGCTGTTGGTAGCCGTTGTAATCCTTTGACATGACAGTAACGGTAGATAATCCATCATCAAGGGATTGCGTGGTTGGATCGTATCCCTTATAGAAATCACCATCACCAGCGGTAAATGTTTTAATGCTCCACGTCATTGTCGTACCGCTCGTCCACGTACCAGCAGCCGTATAGTTCACGTCAGGGCTATCAGTCCACAATGCAAACCACTTTGAATCAGCACTTCGGTAACACAGTTGCAGATTGTTGTTAGAGAAATACGACGTTGACAATGTTTCGACACTACCCCAAGTAATTGAGCCACCTGCGACAGCACCAATCATATAATTAAGATGCGGAGAGCCGCCTGTTGCCGCTGCGTTTTGCCATATAAGTAAAATAATATTGTTGTCAGGATCGTATGAAGCCTTAATAGCCCCTTTTTGGTCGCTATATCCTGTACTGTCCAAAGTAGACGTTGCGATGTTGCCGCCAACAGTGATTGTAGTACTACCCGCACTTCCGTTATCAACATCACAAAAATGAGTGCCTGTAGAATTCTGCCAAAAAATTAACGAGTACCCTAAGTCTGGAACATATAAACCACACTTAGCAAATGCGACATCGCTCTGACCAAACTGCGTGTTGTTACTTACAGTAAACGCAGAACCGTTACTAGATACTGCAAACAAATAGCCATAGTTACTTACATTGCCATTGCTTGTCGCAACGTACCCAACTTCACCCGTATCGTCATACCAGCATGTCGGATAACTAGACGCAGAGTTGTTGGCGTTATAGCTTGTATTGTTTGCAGCTATGCTGTAGGTTGTTGTTAACGCACCTGACGCGGTTGTGAATCCACTAAGTGTTATACCACCGTAATACGGAGTACTTGGCCACTGATAATTCTGAGTCATTCTGACATGATGATCTTGTGATTTATCGTAATAACCCTTACCTGCCGCAGTACTCATGCCCCACATTGGTGAGAACCAGCCATTGCTACTGTTATTTGTTGTACCGTCTCCAACAGCGTTGGCAACTAGCGTATTTGCTAGTTGTGAGACTGTTCCTGCGGCATCTAATACCACTGCACGGCCAGCAGTGATACTACCGTTAGCTACAAATGTGCCTTCTGCGCCACCAGCAGTCGCAACAAACGATGGTGGATTTGCAGTTGCGTCCGTTCCTGCACTGGTAAGTACTGTGCCAGATGCACCGAGAGCTAACTCAGTGATTTCGCCACTGTTATTGGAATAGAAGACTTTATTGTTACCACCTTCTAAGGTAGTAATCTCATCAGGACCGTTTACTGTAGGCATCGCTTACTCCTATGTGCAGGTAATAACTAATGCACCAGGAGTACCACCCAAGAATTGCACAGCATCCCCATCAGTGCATGTTACTGAGCTAGTTAATGCACCGCCAAGCATGAAGTTGGCAGATGTACCTGCAGAATTATTCCATACACCGAAATGTGTCGCTGTTGCCCAATCGCCACCAGAAGCAGCCGCGAAGGTTATCGAACCGTTATTTGATGTAGATCCACCTGAAGCTGCATTCCAACCGCCTGATGTTGTGTATGACTTACGAGCATATCCATTCGTAGAAGGCAGTTCATTTGTGCCTGTATCTCCTGGGTCAGCCGTATGCAACGATACGTAATATGTCGCGTCAGGACTCATCAGATAGCCGTTGCCATCTATCAGGCGTGTGATGATGCTGTTTTCTAATTGATCACTTGCCATTATGTTCTCCTAAATAATAGATATGACAGAGCAGACTCCTCCCCAGAACAGTCTGCCCTATCACACTATATTACAACCTTAGAGGTCGCGCGGTGTAGCTAATACCAATAGGTATGTAGCATTCCCGGCGCTTGTGCCACTAATGTTTTGTTCGTGGTTTCCCACTGACCAACCTAGACCACGCCCAAGGAATTGACCGTTTTCAAAAGTAACCGCGCGTGTATCACTCGCGTCCATTGTAATTACGGTTGTTCCCAGATCAGCCCTCTGTGAAGGAGGTCTGTTACCAGCAGTGATTGTTACATCATCGCCAGCAGCACCCTGATCTGTGAAGATAAAAATAAGTTTTCTATCTCCATAGTTGCTGCAGTCTACGTTAAAGCCGTCTGCACCTGTCGCAATAAGAGTACCAAGGGTACCAAATGCAGCAGCGTTCAGATCAGCACTTTCCGTATTTAGGGTCAGGTCAGTTACCGTGACTGTTGTTATAGCCATTTATCTATCCTCCCTATGTACCTTCAGTGCCGTAGATGTAGCACAATGCGTATGGTCGAGTAACCTTACAGCCGTAAAGGTGCAAGCCCTTTAGAGCGTCTGAAAAGCTAGATTCTGGGCGGTATGCCTCAGTATCGTTAAGCTGTTCAGCATAGGTAGCAGCCATATCTACACCTGTTTGGATGTAGTAGTTTACGCCAAGACCACCAAGTGATGAACAGTTATTCGATACATAAACATCGAACCCTGCAGCACGACCAATATTGCCGTTCTTCAGATCATCCCGGTTTGCTACAGTACCGTAGCTCACGAATCGATCATCTTTCAGCAACATACCTTCAAACCAAGGTGGAACTACTGCCCAACGGCCCTGTGTAGGTACGTTTTGTTCAGTAAGTGCAACACCTGCGTTTACCAAGGATACATATGCATTTGTTTCACCAGCGCCAGTACCGATAGTTAATACCGCACCACCACCACCAGTGACATTGTTTGTTGAATCAGCAGCCAATGAGTCTGCTAGATATGTGTCAACTTGATCCGCCATTTGGTAGGCGGCTTCCCTCGTAGCAGCATCCATCAGTTTTGGTTTTTGCTGCCATCGGTCAATATCATCAATCTCGAAATTGAAGTACTTAGCTTGAGTTATTTCAAGAACCATATCGGAACCTTGCAAAGTCTCAGGATTGTTAATAGTCCCGTTCTTTGTGTAGTCCGCAATAGTAATTGTACCCAAACTGTTAATTCGCACAGAGTCACCAAAATTTTTGATTTCCCCTTCATAATCGCGGTTCAAACGAGCTGCGAATACGTGCTGCTTGTTCAAGTTTTCGAGAATTCTGCCTGACCAAATCTGAGGAATAAAGTTTTCAATAGCCATTGCTATTACTCCTTAAGTTCCTTGCGTCAAGACCTTATCCACAACTTCTTTCGGAATAGCGGATATTTCGTCTTGCGTCATTTTTGACAATTTCTCAAGATTCAATCCTCGATATGACGTAGATCCGCCAGCTCTTGATGGTGAGTTTCCATTTTGGGGGTCGGCATTCTTTCTTTTTGAACGTCGAGCCGTAGATGTGTCTTCACTAGCCATGTTATCAACAGCAGTTTCAGCAGCTCTTACTGCATCATCTAATGTTTGACCGGGCTGCATATTCCAAACATCAGCAGGTAACAGGTTCGGGTCTACACCCTTTCCTCTTGCATATGCTAATACCTGATTCGATGCAGCTTGTAATGACGTATCATCAATCGCGCCAGAATTTACATTCGTATCGGGTGATTGACCAAGTTCCTGCATCAATTCAGACCTCAATGCCTCGCGATCTGCAGCTTTCTCAAGAGCAGTTCTCTGGTTATTCAATTCAGTCATTACATCTTCAGATGCAAAGTCCTTCAATCCTAACTCCATTAAACTGCGCAATTGATTAAGCTCTTCACGTATCGACGTAAGATCTTCTTGGGATGCCATGGAATTTGTACGATTCTGAAGTTGGTCGAGTGCAGATGTAGCGCGACCGAGCATCGGACGTATTTTTTCCAATTCCTCTTTTGTCGCGTATTCTGGCTCAAGAACTTCTGCCGAGTCTTCTTCCTCAAGCGTAAATGTATCCTCGACGTTTTCTAGATCGTCGTCGGGAGCATTCATATTGCTCTGAGAAATGGGAGCAGCTTCGTTAACCACTTGGTTCTCCTTTCACTGATTGTCTCTCATACCATATAAAACGTCAACGCTAGGCAACTTGCATAACTTGCTGACGATTAGGTCTAATTCTTCCAAGCCTCTGTAGGGCTTCACCAATTTCAGGCTGTTCGGCAATTAATTGCTTGCGTTGATTTTGGATTGCTGGTACCAATTTCCCATTCAAACGACTTAATATAAACGCCATCCGTTGTCGTTCAATGTTCGGATCAGCAAACATCGCTTCAATCAAATCTGTAAATCCGTCATAATACAAAGGCACATCTTCACCCATAAGAGCAGTTAATGCCTGTTGAACAATAGGCCGTTCGTATATTTGTTGTGCGACATCGTAATAGGCACTCTGGTTTACTAATTGCCTATCATCCCATAGTTGTTGGAAGGTTGGATGTATTTTTGCAGGGGATCTGTTTTCTATAGCATTCGCCTGTGCTGGCGACCACTCCCTATGCAATTTAGCTAAATCACGATTGAACTGATTCCAATTTACGTGGTTAGTCCCTGGAATTGTATTGTTATCCATAGCCTGATAGTACTGAGATAAAGCACGTTGAACGGGATCATCACTTACAGGATCGCTTGTTTCCTGATCGAAGAATCTATCTTGTGCCTTTTTTGCTTTCCATGACCGATAACGAATATCAGTTAAATCAGACATTATCTTCGCAGGGTCCATAGGAATAACCATACCCTGCATATTTGGCTCATTATTCAGCCATTTAACATAAGCATCTGCTAATGCAGCTTGTTCTTCCATTGCAATATCTTCAATAAGAATTTTATTTAATTGCGCTAATGCAGCTTCATCTCCACGACGTGCTCTTTTTTGCAATGATTCAATATTCAAATCATCGTATAACGGAAATTCTTGATTGAATCGTGATTTCGCTGCGCCTGTTAAATCACGATATTCAGAGACAGGTACACTTTCCATAGCATTAAATTGATTACGGAACAACAAACCCAGTTCTTGTTTTTGTTCAGGACCAAGCTCATCCACCCACTTAGTAACCTGATAATTACGACGTTCATTCGGAGTCATAGGTGATGCTTTCATACCCAAGAATGCGCCAGCCATAACAAAAGGACTCTGTGCTCCTGCGGTGCCACGAGCAACATCTTCAGCTACATCACCCACAAAGAAAGGCGTATATGAATTTGCACCCATACGAGCAGCAGTTTGCATAGTCTGCACAGGATCTTTAACTGGCTGTACGATCACTTCATTACCAGCAAAATCTGTTCCCGAAAATGCGTCCCAGAGGCGACCTACTCCCGGAGATGCTTTTGTCCGCAATGTACGAACTGCTGCGGATTCTGGCCCTTCTACCATACCTGTCACGATAAGGCCGAGTAATGAATCATATACACCTAGTAAAGAAATGTCTCTACCGCCAATGTTCTTGATTTTCAAGGCGTTTGTATTGTAATAAGCTTCACCTGTTCGCTCATTGATTTTCCAGATATTGTAATCCGTAGATTCACCACGAGCCTCATTTAATGCTGTAGTTAACATAACCGCAGTCATCATTGTAGTTAGTATGTAACGTCGCGCTAATTGTCCAGCCTCATCACTTCTGAATGCCGCATCTCGCACCATTCGTAGTTGGGAACGGAAGAATCTTGGTGCAAACAAAGCCATTTGAGCTGCTGAACTTGGCTTATAACCAGAAGCCATACCAGTAGCATTATTAATAACTTCTATTCTTTTACGCCACTGATCTTCTGTTAAAGGCTTTAACTTACGCCCATCAGCTTTTGCTGCCATTCGCATAACAAAATCACCTTGCTCTAGCTTTTTTGCCATGACGAAACGCATCAAGTTACCTGTCTCGGCGAAATGCCAGTTGGAGAAGTCTCGCCCGGAGGCAAGAGTAGAAGATATCCACTTAGTAACAGCAGTACGATCCATTACTTTCCCGATTTTGCTAAAGACAGGAGTATTAGACTGTAATAAATATTCTTCATTCCCACTTGCATCGATCCATACCAGACCGCGCCGAATCATTCGAGAAATCTCAGCAGCATTTTCTTCGTACCATTGCCTACGCATCTCTGGATTCCTGAGCCAAGATCCAGTAACCATCCACCATGCCTTTGCTGCTTCTATAGGGTGTGTACCCATAGCAAATAATCCTTGGATAGTAGTAGCAGACATGTCTAATGTTGCGCTTGCAGCTCGCATCTCTGCGTTAAGTGCAGCAATATGCTCACCAGTACCACCAAATAAAGGTCTTGGAGCTGACTTCATAGCTGGTGTTGCATCAAATTGTTTTGCAACACTAGGCATTGTTCTTGTAGATCTATCAAAAGTTGCAGCAAGACCCGTCATGTCGCTTAAATTATCAAGCTGATTATAGTGAGCAATTTCTGCATCTAATGTATTTTGCGCTGCATGATAACCATGAATAGCTCTTTCGCGCTCGCCTTCTAAAGCCCTGATTTCCTCGTCAAGAGCTGTATCTCTTGCTTGAAACCTATCCTCTAATCGTTTAGCAACACGTCCAGTTGTTTCCTGTATTGCTAATTCTCTATTTAGAACATCTCCCGAAGCTCGCTGACGTTGCATCATTAATAACGTATTTACGTTTGCTTTAATACGTGCTTCCGCATCCGTTCTTCCAGCTTCCTTTGTAGATTTAGCAATTTGATTAGCACTTACTTTTCTATTAAGATTGTCGAGTTGTCGAGAAGCTCTCTCGGCCTGACGCATAATCTGAGCATATTCACGAGTTAAGTTTTCTAATGTTTCTACTAATCGTTCAGCACTATCTGTAGCTGGCTGTACTACTCGTGCTTGCCAATTAGGGCCTAGCAGCCAACTTAACTGCTCATCAGTTGGCAACCATTCATCTATTTCTTTATTTAAAATATCCTGACGAGTAACCCAAGCTGCCCCACTATTGCTCTGAGCAGTCATGAACTCAACATAACTGGTACCTATTTGTCGCAATGCTCGATCTGCAGCATCAATCTTATTTGCAGCACGATCTATAGCTTGCCGTACTACTCGTATTGTGGTCTTTTTAGGGAAGACGCGACGGCTCTTTTCCCTATCCCATGCCCTCCGAGCCTTCCGTGATTGCTCCCACTGATCTTTCTCAAATGCCTCTTGTATAGTTAGCGGTTCATCTCCGGGACGGGGAAGGGGATGAGGACGGCCACGAATCTCTGGCTCGGGTGGCAGGTCGCCGGGATTGAGTTCAAGTTCACCTTCCCAAGTCGTGCCGTCTGATTGGTTGTACCACTGCCCTTCGTAATCGTCCAATTCTCCCCGCATAGCCGCATCAGCACGACCCTTCCGCTGAAGGTCTGTAAAGCCAAACCCATAACGTCTATGAAACTCACGGTCCCTTGTTCCGGGACCACTTAGCGGGAAGTCATATCCCATCTCTTCCAATATTTCTTTCTCTGTATCTGCTTTAAATTGACGATATCTCGGTGTAGATTTACCCATTCCGCCATCTACACCACGACGTAAGTCCGGAGAATATGCAGGTCCGATATCAAGATTATCTGTCGGTATTTCTGCAACAGGATATTCATTCGGGCGACCCCAATTGCCTACATCACCTTGTCTTTCTAGGCTTGAAATAAGTTTTTCTGGAACATCCGCACCAGATCCAGCATCAACCCACTCATTTATACCTAGTTCCTCATTAAATACAGGCTTAAACCAAACAAGGTTATCTCCCCTTTTATGAAGAAACCAATAATAATCGCTGTTTTTCACTTCCTCATCAGTAGGTGCTCTTCGTAATTTTTCAGCAGGAGTATCTAAATCTGTATCCTCAAAAATTCCTCTGCTGGTATACCATCGCCTACCGTGTGAATCTAAAGGTCTATCGAGCGTTTGCTTCAGTCGATTTAAATCATCTAGCTCCCATATCAAAGCGCGCATAGCTTCTCTGCGCTCAGGAGTATTTTCTATCTGTCGTGCTTGTTCAATTTGATTTGGGCTAAATGTTGTTGGTATATCGTCTGCAGCCTCAGCCTCCGCAACCATTAATGCACGATATTCCTCTTCTGACATATTCGCCCGTATAGCTTCTTCTTTTACTTTTCGCTCAAAAGCGGCTATACGAACAGCATCTATAGATACATCTGGCATTTCTATACCCGCTGGAGGCTCACCTTCTAGCGGATACTCCATCGGCATTGATGGCTCGCCTTCTGGGACTGAAGACCCGGAACGCAAGGCTCTACCTCTTTGATGCCAATCACGATCAAGAACTCCAGGTCTGTCCAATAATTCTTTAGGAATCCTAAGATCCCTTGCTAATTGCGCAGAACTACCATGTCCCGGCTGCTCTTCCGTACCTCGAAAACTCCGAAATGCTTCAAGTTCAAATTCTTGAATATCTTCTGGTTCTTGCCAATGGCCGTCAGCATCGGTATAGCGAGTCAGCTTCGTATCAATATCAACCTCTATAGCACGTTGAGCTGCTTGCCTTCTAGGAGATACATCTAATGGGGTACTTAATCGAGCAGGAATTCCTAAGCCAAATTCATCAAATTTCTTAAGTATTTCTCTTTGAATTCTATATATTTGCGTAACATGAGCCTCTAATTCATTAATAATCCCTGCTACTTCTTTAAATGTTTTAGTGCCTTCTATCGGGATACCTTCGGGATTAATGGCATACTGATCATCAAACATTTCCTTTGCAAGTAATTCCCATTCCTTAAACTGATCTACTGTTGTGATTTGATCAAAATCAACTTCATCAAACCTTGCTTCAAAATTAGCTAGTGCTTCATCTGCTTGTTCAGGAGTACCATACAAAAGAACTTCCTGTACGCGCTGCTTATTACGCAACTTCACGCCCATTGCTTGTTGCGCTCGCAACATGCCCGATATCTTGGCAATAAGTTTTAGGTCGCGCATAATTGACTGTTTAACAGTTAATATTTCTACACCAGAAACTTCGCCCGTCTGTTCTATTCGCTCTCTCAGTCGTTCTACATTCCTATAGATGTTCCTGACGAGAGGTTTCGCATTGCGCACAGAACCCTTTAACTCTTTACGCCTTGACTGACGATCATCTATTTGCTTCTCAATAGAATTAATTGTTCTTGACCATCGAGAAGGAGCCGCTAGAATCTCTGGATTTTTCTCTTCAATATACTGGAAGGCATTCAGCCCGAACTCGCGTATTTTTTGGTTAAACCTATATGCGTTAAGTGCCTGTGCTCCTGCCTTATAACGTGTAGCAAGAATAAGCGGCAGACTAGTTTGAAATTCAATACCGCCCTGCTCTTTAATTAACTCATTTACTAAGAACTGGAACTCATTATCATGGGTTCCCGGCATCATTGGTACGGGATTTCCATCCACATCAACTCTATTTACTACCCCTAATCGCCCAGAACGACGCATGAAATTAGAGTTATTCATGATTCCTGCAGCACGACTTACTTCATCATTTGCGAGTATGACAAAATCACGCGGAACATAAACACCAAGTTGCGCAGTGCCATCTGGAGTAGCTAATAGATTCGAGTGCTCCATTAAGTCAAAGAAATTGACAAATTGACCATCTTTTAACTCGCTACCTGCGGCTTCAGATATTTGAGCTGCTTCAGCAGCAGATAATCCAGTAACGCTTTGTCCTGAATTTGGTAATACCTTTTCTTCAGCACCACGCAAATACCCTAATTCGCCAAGCAATATCTCACGTAAACCCTCTATTTGATCATCAGTTAGGAATCGTTTTCCGTTTTCGTCTACAGCAAATAGATCGTAGACAGGAACATTTTCCATAAAGCTACCGTCTGGCAACTCAACACGTTGCCTTTTTATAACACCAGCAGGAACTTGCATTCCAATCATCGGTACTGAAACACCATCATCTGTTCCACGTGGAACATTCTGCACCTCAAGGACATCATTTAAACCAGATGTTTCCATCTTGTCTTCAACTGATTTATAGAAAATGGCGGTGTGGCTATTTAATGCTTCATCCACATTTGCCCATCGCAACGCAACAGCAGCCGCATCAGGATCGTATACTTCTCCTAGATGCCCACCAAACAATGAAACTAGCCGTGCCTGTATACCGTTTAAAGGTTCTGGTTCTGGAGATTGCATATTCTGCCAAAATCGAATATTCAAGGTCATACGATTGATAATGTCGTCAGTTCTGCCAGCCTCATTACCACTAATACCGAGCTTTTGTTCGATATATGTACCGCGACCATCATCAAGATAGAATTTTTCTGGATACAATTGTCCTGTTTTGTTATCAAGAACAAAGCGTTCCCATGTGGCATCTTCTAATTTGACAAGCCCGGCATCAGTACCAATACCACGCACAGGTAAACTCAGAATCGTATTATTGCCTAACGGATCAAGTCTCACTCGTGCAAATTCATCGTCGAGTATTTTGCTAATGTCAGGCAGTATATTCTTTGGTTTACCCCTAAACGGGGCTGTTATTGGGCCTGAAAGAGTCTTGTTATCAAATCTTTCTGTGAATCCAAGTACGTCTTCCGCGTACTCCGGTAGGTTCCAGAAGTCTGCGAGTCTTCTGCCTGTGATTTCAGAGAGGTCTGAGATTTCTTGCCCCGCGCCGATTGCGTCTTCGAGCGTTTGGAATTGGTTCGTTGTTTGCCTGACATCCCCGAAGTCGTCGATTCTGTATCTGAGGGCTGAGTTCTTTCCTGTACCATCTAATGCTCCTGTTCTTTGACCACCCGTGTATGCCATAACTACAACATCAGGCTCAAATGCATCCGCTGCAGGATCTATTTTTTGTCGAGCTGCATCATCATATGCATCCGTATATTTTACAAACCCTACAGGTTCAAACCCAAAGGCGTGTGCAACACGTAGCATCGGGCCATCAAGAACCGTTATGGTTCGTGCGCCTTCTTCAACAGCTCTTAGCAATAATTTAACACCTGCACCATAACCAGTAATACCCATGCGGGTTTCTGGATCTAGTTCTTTAATTTCTGGCAATAGCTCGGGAGAACGGACAGGTCTTTTAGTGTCTAAATCGCCAAGTAGTTCTACCTTTTGCTGCAAATCTACCTTTGCTGGATCAGCAGGAATAGCCCAGAATCGAATATTCCCGTCTGGGTCCATTTCAATTCCGCCAGAAATTTGTCCTGTCTCTTTATTAGACATAAAGAATGCCTTAGAGCCTTCAGGGGCATCACCAATAGGAGTAACGATTGTATCTGGAGCACCAGACATTTCCTGTTCGATAAATTGTCTGTCTGGACGTATTTCACCAGCATCAAATTCCTCTGGACTTATCTCAAAGTCTTTTGTCCCTTCGAATTGCCTAAACTGTTCAAGCTCTTCTGGGGTTAAGATTTCCCTAATATCAGGTTGAACACTATCATCAACCTTTAATCGCACTAACCCATTGCCGGGGTCTATATCAAACTTATAGTTCTCGCTATCAGCAGCGACTTTATCAACGAAATCATCAATGCCTTCTGAAAAATCAGCAGCAAATTGCTGAGATGGATGGCGTAATGCAACCTTTTGTCGCTTTGCCCATTCAGTCCCTAACTTAGCTTGGTCAGTGAGCTTGGCATATCTTCGTGGTAATGAGGCTAAATATTTTGCAGTAGGAACACCAGTAATCAATCCAGCACCTAATCCTGCACCTAACTTTTGCCATAAAGGAGCATCATCATCTAGTCTGCTAACAGCAAAATCACTTACTCCACGTATTACACCTGCTCCTGCAACTTCAGCGGCAGCACGATAAATAGGACTTCCTGCCCATGTACCTAACGGCTCAATTGCACTGACACCAAATTTAGCTGCTGTAGGCGCTGCTCGCCTAAAGAATGGGCGTAATGCTGTTGCTGCTCCACGCCTTAATACATTAGATGCTCCATAGCCGGGAATAGCAAATAGTAAGTTTGTTGGCCTCGTTGCCTCTTGAAGAAAGATATTTCCTATTTCATCAAAAGGGCCACGCATTTCTGGAACCTTAAAACCTATACGTTCAGAAATAGGCGTATCTATTGCAGTAAATGCTGCCCCTAATGCCTGAGCAGGTGCAGAACTGATTGCTCTACTAAACATTCCCGGTTGATCTGACCCCTGAACAGGTAATCGCGGTTCAGGAGTCGGCTGTAAAGATACTGGCTTAAACGAGAACTGAGACTCTTCTTCATCTTCAATAAGTGTTGGTTGAGTTATTCGACCAGCAGATTGCACACCCCTAGAGCCTGATATAGCTTGCTGATAGGTTGAGGGGTCATAAGAAACCATTTATACAGTCGATCCTCTAATCAATCCATCTCTTCCTGAACGTACCGCTGCAGCTCGTAAACGAGTCGGCCTATTAAATGAAGCTCTTCTCACTGAGCCTCTGGCCCCACCACTATCAGCGCCCCTAAATCCAAATGGTGCTTGACTTCTTGATGTCGCTGCTCGCATTGGCCTTGGCGCTCTTGACGGCATGTATGAAGATCCTTGATTAAATCCACCAAATCCACCAGCCATTCCGCCCATAACTGCAGTTGGCGCAGTTCTTCTACCACTCCATCGCTCTCTACTAAGATTTACCAAATCACCATACTCTGGTTTCTGAAACATCCGAGCAGCAGCACTGTAATTTGCAGCCTCAGCAGGGGTCATACTACCAAGAGACTGCAGAGTAGGTATTGGCATTTCGCGCAACCCACCAAAAAATTGTGCCGTCCCTGGACTTGTAGCCATACTAAATCTAGGTACTGATTTACCTTCCATAATTGCGCGACCAGCCGCAGACGTAGAATCATACCTATCCTGATCTATTTCTGCTTGACTGCTGAATGACGGCAAATCACCTAATTGTGGCCCACCCCCTCCGCCGACGACTGTTTTTATTTCTGCATAATTTCCACCACCACGCGGATCTGTGTTCCATTCAGTCGCGGCTGTATGTGCAGCTTGTGCTCTGTGTTCATCAGTCGCACCTACAGGTAACGCAGCTAGAGCAGCATCTACCGCTTCTTGCTTAGTTGTTTTATAGAGAGCATCATAATCCTGCCCTATAGGACTAGATTCATTTGTTTGTCTATAACCAGTTAATGCTCTGTTCTTCCATAGAACATGACCATCTGGAGTTGCTGAAATAAGATACGCATCTCTAAGCGAACCAGTTGGACCACTCATACTATATGTGCCAGATTCACCAGTTATGACATCTGTTACTTTAATATTGCCATCAGGCAGCTTTGTAAATACTAACGCAGCTTCAGGACCCATCCCGTCGTCGCCGCCACCACCCTGCATAATAAAAACATCAGTATTATTAATTAACGAATCGGATGTGTCTGCCGTATAAGTTGGAGTGCCGGGGGCTTGTTGCTCTTCTGGAACAGTAGGTAATGTAGGCCCTGTTTCAGTCTCAGAAATACCTAGGCTTGCAGCATCCGTATTACCAGAACTAGAAACTAACGCGGGATCTGTTTTTACTGCTTCGTTAGCTTGTTTTGTAACGCTAGCGAGAATAGTATCTTTTTCTGCTTGTATAGCATCTTCTCCAAATATACCTTTCCTTGCCATATATTCATCTATAGTGATATTTATACCTTCAACAACTTCACCAGCCAACCATGCCTCTGCTATTTCTTTAGTATCGAGTGCGTTATTTTCTGCCATAATGACTCCTACCTAAAACCTGTACGCCTGAAACCTAATTCGGAAGGTGTAATACCTAACTCTTTTATTGGATTAGGACTATATTTTTTATATAAAGTAGGAATATGATGGGCTATATTTTCGTATAAGTCTTCGAGAGCAGCTTCTTTTTTAAGTAAATCATTACCCCGATATTTCGCCTCAGCGTCTCGCTTCGCTTTTTCACCATGTAATCCTTTTAGGTTTTGTACAGCATGGGCTGAAGTAAAGGCTCTCCATGGGTATTTCTCACCTTGAGATTGATAAATATTGTCCCGCGCATAACGTGCGTTAGCAATAGGATTATATATTGTGTCAGTAGTATCTTTCCACGGTTGTTGGTATTCTTCTCTATCTATACTTTTAGTCTTAAAGAAATCACGTAACATTGGCCGTCGTTGATTGTACCTATCGCCTTTTATGGGATGCTCACGCATTACACCTTCTACAGTCGTATCTTGATCAAAGTTATCAAGATATCTATAGTTAGGATTAGTACCATCTTCTGAAGGCCATATAGCGCCTTCCTCAAGAGGATCCCATTGCCCCATATCTATTTGAAGCAACCCCCGGCCAAGTCCATCTTTTTGTTTCGCAGCAGGATCAAATCCGCTTTCTAATCCAGCAATAATAAAAGCATCTTTAATTAAGTCTTCCTCAAATCCGCCCTCAATCAAGTACCTTAATGCGTCAAGGCCCTCTTTCATTTTACTCTCAGGCCAATCCTGAAACTCACCATAATCACGGTCACGGCGTTCCATAGTCATTAGTATCTAAATCCTATTCCTGACAAGCTACCAATAGCTCTAGCTTCCGCCTCTTTTCTTCTACGCGCTTCCTCTGCAAAGAACCTTTGTCTATCAGCAGCAGTGCGCATAGCACTAACAGATCTACTGGAATCAAGAGGCATATTAGCAGGATTATCCCAAATTTCAGAACTTGATACTGTAAATCCCGGAGGAGAAGCTGGAGATTGGGAAGCCGTAGAAGTAGCTCCAGCTCCGGAAGATGGAGGTGGAGTTTGAAATCCACTTATAATTTTAGATTGCGCATCTATAGTAGCTTGTTGCTCCTTTGCCTTAGCATCAGCAGCAGACTCTATTCCTCTAATGAAATTTTGCAACGACTGATTTGCATACATGCCTGCATTAGCCCCGGGATTAAATGTTGGCATATCCACTTGCTGAAGTTGCGCAGAATACAAATCATTCAAATATTGGTTGAACCCACCACGAGCTTGATTCAATTGCCCTAATCGATCCATTGGCGAAGATTCGCCGAATCTATTTTCTTCCGTAGGATCTACAGCTCCGCGCATCCAATTCATAGAAGACAAGGCGCTTTGAGGGTTATTAAGTATCTCATTAAAGGTTAAAAAATCTTGTCGTGTTTGATCTGCAGCCTGTAACCCAAGTTGCGCTAAACTGGTTAGCGCTTGTTGCGCTTGTTGCGCTGCTTGTAATTGTTGACTTGCCCTTGTAAGTTGATTTTGAACATCATATTGTTGCGCAGTCATAAAATCACGCGCACGTTGCGCATCAGCATCAGCAGCAGATTGATCCAACTGTGCTTGTTGGAATTTACTTATAGTATCTGGAATTCGTAACTGGAGTTGCCACTCATTATTATTGTCAAAAAACCCTACCTGATCTCCATACTGTTGAAATTGCGCCTTGAAATCATCTGCAACATCGCCAATTTCAATTTTTGTTTCCCATGGGTTATCAGCAGAACGATCTATAAAATAGTTCTTCCCGTCCTGCACCATAGTTCCCCAATTGTATTGATGGGGTTGAGCAGTTTCGTTTCCTATAAATTTGGGAGTACCATCCTTCATCATGGCATAAACAGCGCCATCCATCACCTGAATTTGCCCTGAATACTGTTGGCTTAATGGAACCTCAGATTCAGATACACTAACTTGAACCCACTGACCATTTTGCTTTTTAAACTTTAAAGGAGATGATGTAGGATGAGATGTTGGAACCCACTGCTGATTTCCGTTTTCGTCATTAGGTATTTGTAACCACAGAGGCATTACACCACCAACACCATCCGTAACAGTAGCTTGCATTAATCGCGGAATATCAGATGCCGCTTGAGCAGTTGCACCTGTAGGAGTTGCACCTGTAAATCCAGGTCTACTTTCTGTTATTGATACTGATTCGGATTCTTCTTCGGGTAACTCAGATCGAACTGGAATAGTTGCTGTGTCTGAAATAATTTCAGACCAGTCATTATCTCCTGTGTTTATTCTAAGCGAGGCTGGCATCAAAGTTTCCGGAACGAATATTCCTCCCGTGCGACTTACAGTTTTAATATAATCTTGTCTCTCTTTTTCTGAGGGAAAATTAGTCGCGGAAACCAATGCTCCGATAAGTGCAGGACCTCGTGTAGCGCCGTCAGGCCTGTCCAATATCGCTGTTATATTTGTATAAACTTCTTCTTCACTATATTGCCCGTCATTGGTTAACATCCGTATTACATCTGAATTTGTTACTTCTTGTTCAGATTTATCATTTAAATTAGCTATTAATAAACGTATAAAGGTTTCAAGAGTCATTGCATCATCCCTTGCGGCGGCATCCCTGGAGGCTGTGTCAACGGTTGCATAAGCTGCTGGCGTATACCAGTAGCCTGTTCAGCAACTATCGTACCAACAACATTCTTGGCTTGTAAACAGAACTCGTCTTGGCAATAACGCAAGTCTGTCCCATGCCCATGCGAATCGAATGTGGCAAATATTTCATCTACTGTCATTTTGGTGAAGTCAATGTAGTCTTCACTAGCAAATGCATCAGCGATATAGTTCAAGGCTTTTGCATTCAGTGCGAGTGCAGACGCGGCTGCTTCATGCATTGCGTTAGCTAATTCTCCGGCCATTATCGGTACATTGCTCCTAGCTGATCTACAGTAATATTTGTTTGTGACTCATCAATTACTTCTGCCGTTGGGTCAAACATTTGTTGCTGCGTTGGCCTCATTTGTGGTTGCTGCTGCATACCTTCAGGGGCCATTGGCATTTCGTTTTCACTCAACGCTGCATTCAATAAGTTGTTTCTGTACGCTACAAGCACATCTTCCGCCGACGACTGTAAGCCGTTCAGCATCATCAAGATACGTACCTGCTCGGCAGGTTCAGACAAGAACAGTCTGGCAACAGAGGCTTTCATTAATTCTTCCTGTGGATTTTCAATACCACCCTTCTCCATTGCTGTCTGGGGAGAGAGAACTCCTTGGTAGACCGCGTATAGGTCAGCCCAGAGGCGAGCATTTCTTGCATCAAGTGCCGCTTGGTCGGATGTAAAGAACTCCACATAGGTTTCGTAGTACCCAGAAATTTCATTCGGCGTAATACTGATAGAACTCGGCGCACCTTTAATACCTCCAAATACTGTTATCGGAGCTTCGATAATATTTTCAATATCCTGTAATATGCGCTTATTCATCATAGTTACTGCAGAACGTAACGCATTGTTCGGGCCTTCCAGCTTGGCAGCTGCGTTCCGAACATTCATGTCAGCTTCAGTTGCAGTCTCAACTCCACGCTGCACATTCCCTGACAGGATGTTTGCTTTCGATAACTCATTCGTATAGTCATGAACCTTGTTAATCAGGTTGAATGCACTCATAGGTACTTCAGGCAGACTCTCAAATCTAATCTCCTGATCGTCCATCAGGTTGATTCTCTTTCCCGGACCTATCTCAATTGGTGCGTCATTGTCTTCAGAAATGTTTTTAGTAATGACTGGAGCGAAGGTTGAGAACCGCATCTGAATATCAACGGCTGTTAATTGCCTTGCCTCAGTCTCAAGCATTGGATGCGCATAACGCAACACCCCGACATACTTCTCTTCTGGCTTGGCTTCTGCAGATATCTCACCCCAACCAGAATCACGAATTACATATGGCACATAGCCTGAGTAGACAGGGTTTTCTTCTGTCGATTGTCTAGTTTCCCAATGATATGGATTTATACCTTCGTGAACACGTTCGCCCTTACACCAGATTACGTACTCGCCGGGGCTGTCACCATGAGGCTTTGTCCACATCTCGACGTACTCCACTTTGTCTGTGTCTTTATAGTCGGCAAGGTGGTCCTCCATTCCTTCATACATGCGTCGCGCATCGCCAGCATATATTTTATAAAACTCGTATACATAACGTGGGTCATAACAATCGCTTGGGTCTTCAATGATTGTTTCTGTAGGACAGTTCATAACTGACCAGAGAAACTCAGACTCGCCAAGCTTTTTGAGATCCCTGCGGTAGGCGAGCTTCTCTTTACGAGATGCGTCCTCTTGTGGTGGATCGGGGATAAGATCCCACCGCAGGGATTTCTTTAATACTATACGCCCATCTTTGATTAATTTCTTTTTCCCGTGGGAAATAGGATCGCCCTGTTGGATTTTTATTTGGTCCCAGAACGAACGAAGGAACTGACGCTTACGCTCGGCTAAGTCCTGCTCTTCCTGTTGCTCAGAGTTTGTCGGACGTGCTGGTACGAATATATGTGGCGTAGTCAGGATATGATCGGCAAGGTTATCGACAGCGTTTCTTGCCGTGGGGGGTATGGTCGCTCCGATACCTTGCTGAATCCATTCACGCGGAATAATCTGCGTTTTGTTTGGATAGTCTAAATTATAATAGTCATTATCCAAATCGACAGCAGCAAAGTAATTGCCATAGACTTCGCGCTTCAACAATAAGAATCGATTGAAGTCATTGTCTAACGAGTCGTAATTCTCATAATCCATAGACACCATTTACCACCCCGATTCTGATTTTGCAAATGTGAGATACGAGCCAGCATTGGCTCCGCGAGAAGTATTCCGCCTTTTCTTAGCCTTACTTACAGTTAGTGCAGCAGCTATAACACAGTCGTCGTGATAGCCAACAGGAGCCGAGTATCGAATCTGACCACCAGCCATCACTTTACCCTCATACAAATTTAATTCTTTGCGTAACTGTTCGTCGTCTTTTAGAAAGTGTACCCTCTTATGCTCTATTTCGGCAGCTAATGTGGATATCAATGTTGCCTTTGACGCAGTTGAAAACTTAAACGGAGAAACTGAGCACCCTTCGCGGCGCAACATATCGACGACAGGCTCACCGACACCAGATGCGTCCATGTGGATTGTCTGGCAGTTAAATGCGTGGAACATATTGGTTATTCTTGGGACTAAGACCGTATAGTCCAGGCCGCTAAAGCGATCCATGGCGACAAAAGACATACTTGGGATGTCAACAACGTAAGCAACGGTATAGTCGTTCAGCTTTCCGATGTCTAAGCCCATTAAAAATGGCCCATCATGAATTTGCCAATCCTCAACATCAAATAAGTCGTCTGGGTTTTTAAATATCTGGCCGTCGTCTTCAGCCCATTCAGCAAGGTACTGTTGTTTAAATTCATTGTCGGTTAAGTCCTCACGCATCAGCTCTAATTCTTCAGGGTCGATAAACGGGTTCGATGTAGACGGAACCGAAAACGAGTTAAAGCGGTTTTCATCAGTATCAAGTCCGCGCTGAAAGTACGAACGAAAGCGATTCTTGCCTTTGGCGATTCCGATTGCTCGCAGAACTCCCTTTGAGTCTGTTAACGCTGGCATAAAGTTTGCCCAAGCCTCTTCGTTAATGTCATGAGCTTCATCCACAAACGCAGCCGTGACTCGATCTCCCTGTAATGACTTTTGGTCGTCAGCAGTCTTGGCTTGAATGCGTCCGCCGTTAACTAAGTCAATTAATTTTCTGTTTTTGTCATGATTCTTTTTTAAATGCGCTAAAGGACCGTTGTCTCCAACGAATAAGTCCCAAATTGGCTCCCAGATTTTCATGGCAAGCTCATAATTCGGCGCAATGACGTAGACCATTGCCGGGCGATGGATATTTGAGCCATCACGACGTTCAGTAAAGGCTTCACGCACAACTTCCGCAACAATTGCTGTTGTTTTTCCGCTTCTTCGCCCACAAGCCCCGATCATTCGCGTAAATTTCTTTGGTTCTGACGCAGGAAGGTGAACTAAGTCTTGTTGCCACGGGAATGGCTCGTAGGCTACTTTTCCCGGCATCATCTTTTCCCATAACGGGTGATACCACTTCTCATTAAAAAAATTAGGAGACATCAATTATCCTTTGAACACGCAATAACTCGTCAACAATGTCTTTTGTGTTCACTTCTTCCTGTATCTCAGACGGTTTTCCTAAAAATGTGTCGCGCCAAAGCGTTAAAGCCTGAACATCAGCCCTGCTTACAGCCTCCATGACCTTTCGGTACCATAAATCTGCGTGACCTGAGTCCATAATCTCGTCCATAAGCTGTCCGCGCAGCAATTTCATGTTCTCGTTGATTTTATTTGTCGGAAAACCAGAGCCTTTGACCACATGACCACGCTCATCGCGTACAACCAAAACGCCATGTACGTTTTTTTGAATCGACCAGTCGCCTTTTTCAACTAATTCGACCACTTCGTCACGACCAAGGTCGCCATAACCGCGTGTGATGTCCTCAGTTGTTACTTCGTTAGACATTAAATATTCTCTTTCCATCATCAGTTAGTCGAACTGTGCGCGAAACGCCGTTCGCATAGAATAATAACCCCTCACCACGCATCTTGTTTAAATAAAACTGCACCACAGAAGTGCTGCTGATGTCACAACCCTCCTGAAGGTCACGGTATGATGGCGCATATCCGTGTTCTCGTGAAAATTTACGGATAAATACCCCAATTTCACGCATCTTGGGGTAGGTTTTCTTCTCTTTTAACCGCTCTTCTTGATAAATACTAAGCATTAGGGTCTATTAACTCTCCCGATGAATCAAATGCTTGTGGCATTATTTTTCTGACCTTAGACAAAAATATTTTGCTGCGTTCTTCTCGCACCGGCCTGTTCTTTAAGTATGTAACAGCTTCTAAAACAGCTTCTTCTTTAGGATCGCGCAGAAACGGACTGCCGGGAATAGGTTCTTCGGGCACTGCGTCATACGCCTCCTTTGCCAAAATGAGCATAAGTGCATAAAGCGCTGGATCTTTAGAAGCTAGCTCTCGCATCCTAGCGTCGTCCATTAGTAATATTCCCTCATACCATTTTTCCACTCTTTCCACCGAATAGCATCACGCCCAAGCAGTAGGGCAGTTAATACTTCGTCGTAATTTAATTTGCCCGGAATGATGTCGGTTAACATAAAAGATGGTCCCTCAGAAATAAGCGCGTCTACAAGATAGTTAATACAATTAGTTGTTGCTTTCATTGGGTCTTCAAATAGAAGAAGTGCCTCTATTGCTTCGATTTTTGCGTCACGTTCATGCTCAGATATTACTTTATTTGTCATATCGCCTCCTTTTAGAACAAAATTATAGAACAAACATCAAGCAGAGCACAAGCAGCTAGCTTTTTCTCGTTTTCAGCTCAAAAGATTCTATGCTTGTTTTATATTCGGGGACCTCTCCCCTCCACACCGCGGGCCGGGGTGCCTCTCGACCTGCCACCCCTCGATCCTGGAGTACCACACCTGTATCTATGAGCTACCGCTATATCAGGGAGACAATCCGCGCTACTGGCGCGACCTGCTCAGTCGCTCCATCTGAGCTATCACAGGAGAGCACGAGAGCACCTACTAGGTTTATATGGCTTACACTAATAGCCAGTGCTTCAGCTTGAGATTGGATTCTCAAATGCTGATAAGTGATATTGATAGAAAGCGACTAGAGCTACTTAACGGAACATGGCGACATGATGCCAGCAGTAGCGGGAAGGAAGTGAAGCTGCGAGTCCGTGATGCGGGTTCTAACAAGACAGTTATTCAGGTAATCGACTGCTTTAGAAATATTGTCGAATACGAGATACTGTTCAGTTATGAAACACCCGTGGCCATGGCTACGTTTGACTACGGAGTGAAGCTATACCGGACGACTGGCAAATATAGCCAGACGACCAGCAAGCACATCAACCAATGGATCCAAATGTGGCTCGACTACTACGCAGATGATCCGGAAGAACTCGAAGAACTGAAAGAGAACGTGTATAACGTCACTCCAGAGTTCCTAGAGGGCATGATCATCTTCGGGAGGTCTAACAATGGCTAAGCGAATGAATGAACAAGTATGGATCGATCTGGTGCGAAAGCAAGAGCAAATATTCTTCGATGCTGAACACCTAGACACCCAACTCGAACTATTCGATACGGACACTCTGAGAAGCGATAACGGAAAGCAGACGAGCGTTAGTGTTCTAACTGGTGAGGTCACCACCTACACAGTTTTGAAACCTAACTATCAGGCAATCATTAACGCGATGATGCACTCGGCAAAATTTATGGATGCGGAAGAATGGATCGATAGTCCAGAATCCCAACTCCTAGAGGAAGCCAGAAGAGCGCAAGAGCTAGAAAAAAATAACTAAAAAATAGGACAAGCTGAAGCACTAAATACCCTCCATTCTGGAGGGTATTTTTTTGTCCTTTTTCGGGTCTCTAATCAGACCCTAGATCGATCCGGTACGCTCAGGTTAAGCAGCGGTAAGTTGGAGTTCCCCCGGAGGTCGACTATAAACCCCAATTTGGTACAAAATCCTGTATCCTTTAGACGTGCTTCAGGATAGTTCCACTCAGATGTTCTTCTGCTGCGACTTTATTTTGAAGCGATAAACACGAGTGACTATTGAAGGGAAGTAAACAAAATGTCACAAGATGAAAAGAGCTATTGGATCAGCGAGAGTGAGTTACAGGAACTCTGTACTCAATCGCTAGATTGTGTGCTCAGTTGGATGTACTGGCTAAATGGTAAGCAGTTCAACCAATGGTATGTAGATGGAGATCTCACCAGTGCTGATTGGGTAGAGGATGATAGCTACGTAAAAGAGAAGAGAAGAGTCTTTGAGCGTAGCCAGACGCAATGGTTAAACCAGTTCGACCGGAAGCACCTAGCGAGAGTCGTACAGAGTGCTCACAACGATAGCCAACAGTCTCAAGATCTGGCGATGCTACTCAGGAAGCTAGAGGTCCGAGACAATGGCTAGATATATTTTTGGACAATACTCGCATCCATTATCACCAGAACCGATAGGACCAATTATGGATAGCGAGAAGTGGCTAGGTGGTACTCATTGCATTGAGTGCAATCGAGATACAAAGCACACTAGCGAGCCTCCGTTCCTATTTGTGAATCGGATACCAGCTAGTCAAGACTTCGAACTACCAGACGGTAGCTTTGAAGTGCGCAACGGTTGGATGTGTTGGGAGTGTCAGCAGGTAGAGTGCGACGGATGCAAGAAACTCACATTGGATTATCTGATCGATAATTCAATGGGTAGGATCTTCTGTTCTGATTGCTCTAATCATCCTGACCAGTTCGGACTCATGTATTGCGATGTGTGCTCAATGCTCGCTCCAAAAAAGGAAGCACAAGACGTGTCTAACGATCCTGTATGCAAAGATTGCGTCCGCATCGGAACTGAAGACGGTCGAATATTTGAAGACCCGAATAGCGGGTTCTTTTTTTGGAGGGACTGAGCATGAGTAGCTTACGAGAAATGATCACGGAGTGTACCTATTGCGGATCGGAATGGGTAGTGTTTGATGAAGAGCGCGATCTGTTTAATCTCAGATGCCTTGATTGCTTTCCGCAATCAGCAGAAGAGATTCTAGACGAGCAAAGACGCGAGAGATTTAATTCAGACGGAGAGCCTATATCGAACTACTAGCTAGACTCTAGCGAGAAGAATGCCCGTCTTTATGGCGGGTATTTTTTTGTCCGAAAAACGCAACAAAACAGCGTCTATATAGTATTTATTATTTGTTGCACTCTAGGTGGTAACACCACACCTAAGTATGTGCCGCGACTGACTCGCGCAACACGTTGCGCAGCGTATTCCCAAGGCATTTAGAGGTATTCAATTATTGTTGCGTTCTGTTGCGTTTCGCTCTCCCTGAGTGCGCAACACTCGCGCAACATCCGTTCCTGTACTAGCGGTAAGTTAGAGTTCGCCAGGCCGCATCGCACGTTTCCGTTTTTGACATTTCGGTAAAAAAATCAGAGTGGTTTTTCATACAAGCAAACTCAGATGTCAGTCTGCTGCCAGAGTTTAGATGTTCTTCTGCTGCAAAAGAAAAGACCAGCTCCGGAGAGCTGGCCTTGATGCACATTGGATTGGATTGTGCTTCAGGACAATGTGCAATCCTGAGTCTACTACACTTTCGCCAATTCGTGAAATGATGCCAAACCAGACTTGACCGCATGACGATCAATCACATCAGCAAACTGCCACATCTTTTTGTTAGTGTCACCAGTGAGCACGGATGCAAAATTGGTGTCTAAGCTGCGGATGTTTTTTGGGTTCTGAAGTGAACCGTGTTGTAGATATTCTGTGCCAGCCTGAAAAGCATGGTACAAAGTCTGACCACGCTCACCAGCATAATTGAAAACAAAATCTTCTCTTGTCTTCCGCATGTTAGTAACCTGACGTGCCGATAGTTTTGAATCGGCATTGTCAAGTTCATCCAACTGCCACATATCGTTCATAATGTCAGCTAGTGATTCTAAATTGATATCAACCTGCGATAGAGAATTCATCCATGTTCGATAACGATCCCAACGTGCTGATTCCTTAGACAATGCGCCTTGCACCATTTTTATCTTCTGATGAATGTCACCAGAATGACGGATAGTGAGAGATTGTGTTGCCTTGCCAAAACTAGCTACCAATGTGTTCATGCAAACTGGCCTGACACTCGTCTGAAATATTCGTAAAGAGTGCTGACCAATTTTGTTATCGTGCGCTACTAGGTAAGAGTCAATCTTGTCTTCTGAATCACCGTCAATGGAGAATCCATCATCAGGTAATTCCGCAACAAAGAATACATCACGACCGCCCCGCAGGGAACCTGCTGTTGACCATTTCAGATCGGATGTTGGTGTGCTACTGACCTTAGATAACACGTCTGCTAATTCGCGATTCTGAACAGCTTGAAATGTATTACCCACTACACCGAGTGTATCGCGGTATTCCATCCGCGCTGGTGGTACATCAGACCACGCTGTTAGCGGTTCCTGCTCAGTTAGCATCCATCTTTCAACGAACTGTAAATCGTCCACTAGCTCTTGCCCGCTACCATGCTCCCGATTATAGATAGGAGCCAGTCTAACTTCCCAATTCAGATTCGCAGCTTTCAACATCTCATGAGCGGTAACAGCATCGCTGACATTTTGTCCTAAACCATGCCAGACGAGACTGCGCTCACCAGTAAATGCAAAACTGTCCTTACCATTTAAGTTTTCAATTTCATGCGCCATTTTTTAATATTCCTTTTCTGTTTCTTCAATGTCTAGTTGAGTAGTGATTGTCATAACATGTTCACCAACAAATTGATGAAGCAACAATGCATTGCTATGCAGATGGTCAAGTAA